GAATGCGTTTGCTTCGCTCATCATTCTTCCATGAATCTCAAAATCTTCCGACTTTGCGCCAGTCCATTCCTTATCGACATAGTTGAAGAATTTTTTCTTCTCCGCATCTGACTTGAAATCGGCGGGTGAATTGACGCCAAATTTTTTCATTGCTTTCATGAAAAATTTTTGATATTCGGTCATTTTTTCTTCTGCCATTGGAAAATTCCTTTTAATAAAAACACTCTTTTATTTATTTTTATTCTCATCTTGCTTCTGAGCTTCTTGAGCTTTTTGTGCTTCTTTTGCTCTTTGTGCTTCTGCTTTGAGTTTTTCTGGGTTTTTTCTCAAGTTCTTTATATCAGTTATACCCTTCTTAATCATTCTGTCTATTGCTTGTTGGGATTCTCTCTTTGCAATATCCCTATCAGTGAACACTTCAAATTGTTCCCCATCAATATAAGAAATTATAGGTTTACCGATTCCAGTCCCCAAACTCTTCAGTGTGATGGTATGTTCCTTGTAGTCGATGTCAACAAGAAAGTATTCTTTCGCCATCATGGGATCGACAAACAAAGCTTGTTTTTCGGCGTCTGCTTCTGCCGCTGCAGCAGCAGGATCGTCTGCCTCCAATATAGATGACGATATCTGAATTCTTTTTTCCTCCAAGGATTCCTCTATTCTTTCGGAAACCGCTAAGAAAAGATTCTTTTTGAAAGATTCCAAATCTCTTTCTACGACACAATCTATTATTTTTTGTATTTTTTCTGTCATAGTCCGTATTCCGACTGATCCTGTGGAATCAATCCCTTCTTTCTTTCTTCGTCTATTTCCTTCTCCATTCGAACAATTTCTTCATCAGACAACTTGAGAACATTCTTACGAATCCACTGATAAGAGAAGAACTTTCCAACATATTGGGTCATATTCATCAATTCATCAACCTTGTCCTTGCGAAGTTCTGCTTCTTTCAGTTCGGTGAAATAATTATCTCTTTTGAAGTCAAAATAAACATCATAACGAATCTTTTCCCATTCATCTTTGGTAATGATTTCTCGAAGTATCAATTGTTTACCGAGCAAATCGTAAAAAATTTCACCAAACTTAGTTCTCATTCTATTTACAAATTTTGTGAATTTAAGTTCATCTCTAGTTATTTCTGTTGATTTACCCAAAGTAAATCCCGTTTCACTCTCTAATCTAGAAATCGGAACATTCAAAGAACGATACAGTTTCTTTTGAAAGTATTTCACATCCTCCATTTCAGAAAGGTTTTGACCACCAGGAAGAGTTTCGATTTGAGTGCCTTTCCCACCTTCACGGCGAGGCATCCAATAATCTTCCAACATGGTCATCATTCTTCTGTTGTCACGAATTTCACCAGTGTTTGCGTCATACACCAATTTGTTTCTGTGTTTGTTCATCAAATCACGAAGATATTGTTCAGCTTTTTGTTTCGGCAAGTTACCAACGTCCACATAGAAAATTCTTCTCTCAGGAGCGCGGGAGATTCTGTAAATCACCACTGCATCCTCCATCATTCTGAGTTGGTTCAAAGATTTCACTGCCTTATGTAGATATCCAACGATTCTCTTGTTTCTCGTATCATAAAGACCCGAATTCACTGCGGCGATCGCATCAGGAGAAATTCTCAATCCCTGAACATCGGGCGCGGTCGCGAAATTTTTCTGACCACCTGGAAACACATACTTATGGAAAATGTAGAATTCTTCCACATCGGCAATAAGTTTTGATCCGTCTGCTCTAGTTTCTTTCTTGAATTCGCGAATCTTTTGGAGATTCAGTGGATCGATGTAACGAAGTTCCACTATTCCCTTTTTGGTATTATTTGGATTGACAATCACATGGAAATAAAGTCTACTGTCAATGTACCACCGACGAAACAATTCGTATCCTTTTGTGTTGAAATTCATCAACTCCAAGACTGTCTTGAATTCTTTGGTTATCAAGGATTTTATTTCACCATCTAGATTCACATTGTCTAAGTTTATTTTTACAACATCGGTATTATCACTAGCAACGATAGATTCATTGACTATCTCTTCAACTGCGTTTTCACACTCAGGATGAAGAGCCATGTCGCGATATTTCTGTATCAACTCGTAGTCACTGCTAGTAGTTCCATACCAGTCAACATACTGTCCATAAAATCCACCAGTTTCAACTATCGCTGCGCCTTCGCCAGTATCAGGAGGAACGAAAGATGTTAATTTCGATTCCTCCTTTTCCTGTTTTGTCTTACCTATTCTCAAACCAAATAATTCAAATGCCATTTTTATTCCTCATTTATTATCAAAGACTAAACGAACCACCGATTGATGCGAGAGCATTCACACTAGCGAGAATACCACCACCACTTTCAAAGTTTAGATTGAACGAACCAGAGAATCCAAGGTTCACTGCCCAATCAGAACCAAGAACTCCAGCTGGACCAACATTCCCGTTAGTTGCAACTGGAACGTAATGCGAATAAGCTAAATCCACTGTGAACTGTTCAATTGCAGTAGAAGCATCAAAATTCAAATCTATCGCACCCAGTCCCGTAGGCCACATATTAAAGAATTGATATGCTCTCATTGCTCTACCAGCACGATCAAGTTGGGTGACATTCCATTGGTTAGAAGCATACGCATCTATATTGTCAAATCCAGCAGGACTGTCCCAATTCGAACAAGCTGTTTGCCATGCTTCAAATCGTGATCTCATCACCATGTTTGTGTCATTGTAAACTGTGATCTGCCAATCTTCAAAAGTTCTTCCACCAGCAAGTTTTATCTTTCTTCCACCAGGAGTGGAAACTTCTACTGTACTAACTTTTGCCGCTGGCAAAGATGCCGCTCTGCAAAGGTAAGAAAACTCTTGAATACTTCCTATGTTCAAACCCTGAACTAAGAAGTAATCAGCTCGAGCTCCACCCCTGAGCATAGAGTTTTTAAACGATTGAATATCTGGTAATGACATTTTATCTCCTTTTACAGCCTTTGTCTGTATTTATATATTTTACGCACCTAATTCTGTAAAGTTACTGTCCGATCTAGTTGCGACAAAGTTCAATTGAATGAAATTGATGGAACGATTTGGTTTGATGTAGATATCTGCCCAAAACTCGTTTCTGTCTATTCTTTCTGCCGTATTGTTGGATTCGTCACAAACTACCTTGAAATCGATGATTCCTCTTCTTGATTTGACATCCTTCAAATATGGAGTCACCAAGGAAACAAACTGCGATCTGGTGAATGAATCGTTGAATTCAAACAACGAGAATTTTGCCGCAGTTGCGATTGCCTTCTCCAAGACAATGAACAGTCTGCGAACATTGATTCTGTCAAATGCACTTGGTTTACTCAATGCAGTCCTGTCACCAAAGAGTATCGTTCCCTCTCCTGGTGTCGTTATGACTGGATTGATGCCGTCTGGATAAATTTGATCTCTGAATGCCTTGGAAGGATTGAATGCCAACTTTATGACATTTCTGATTTGACCTCTGGTGAACCCAGCAGGGGACCACCAAGGATCGTTTGTGTTATCTGTTCTAGCACACAAACCAGCAACATCGGGATTCAGAGGAATCCAACGATAAAGATCGTTGTATGGGTCGTATTGATACTTGTAACCCGAGTCGATCACACAATAAGAACTTGAACCCAAGGTCGATTTGAATGCCAAAGCTCTTTCGAGTTTTGCTTGTTCAGTCTCAATATCACTCTTGTTCTCTGGTGAGAAGAACGCAACACAGTCTTTTCTGTATTCTGCAATTGCCTTGATAGCACCAACACTATTTGAATCAACTATAGCACCCGATATGAGAAGGTTCACATCGTAAGATTCTGTGTCTTCGAAAAGGTTGTATCCGTAAGGATCGTCACTCGGTACAGTCGTGCTGACCAAATTTGCACTGGTTTGTCCTGCGCCACCAGCGAGTGAGAACGAAACTCCTCCGTTTGCACGAACTCTTGTTCCATTCGGTCCAGTCACACCCCAATTTGCGATATAACCATATGTTCCAGTGTCCGTGAAACTCAAACCTGTTTGGGTGTAGAAATCTGCGGCAGGATTCCCAGGTGTATCCTCTCCACCAACGTAGATATATTGTGATTTTTCGTTGATTTCTCTCTTATAAAATATGGATTCCCCATTTTCCAATCTTGCTTGTGGATATACAGAGAGATTTGAAAATCTTTCCAAAATTGTATTCTGTGCGCCTGTGAACAAACCATCCTGATCTATGACCAAGACATGGATTTGGTCATTCGTGGTCAAACTTGCCGCTAATGTCTGAATGTTTGTTGTGTGGTCAGGAGCGCCTTCTGCACCATAACCAAAGTTTGCGTAGTATTCTACTGTCCCCTCGGTCCATGCGGTAAAACCTGCATTGTAATATGCAGTTTCGTTTATTGCCGTTCCACCTGGTCCTGGAAAAATTGCAACTTTAAGTGAACTTCCCTTTTGTCCTGGATAACGGGCAAAAATTCCGTTATAATCATTATTGAATAAACTCTCATTTTGGAAAAGTTGTGTTGCTGGGACTGTTTGACCGTCTCCAGTGAAACAACCGACTGCGTTCTTTGCGTCGGAACCAACAACACGGACAACTTGAAGTGAATTCGTGTAACTCAGGTAATTAAATCCCGAAAACCATTGAGCATAGTTCCAATTCTTTGGATTGCCAAAAACTGCTCTATATGATTTTGGTGAATCGATCAAAATCACCTTCTTTGCTGGTCCCCATTCATAGTTTCCAGCGATACCACCCAAAGAGGTAGCAACAGCCGGGACTATGGTTGTGAGGTCGATTTCCGATACGTTTACACCTGGACTGACTTGAAATGCCATATTTCTATCTCCTTGATACTATATCTTTATTAAGCACCAACCTCACTAAAACTTGCACCAGTTCTAGTAGCAATGAAGTTCAACTGAATGTAATTGATGGAACGATTTGGTTTGATGTAGATGTCCGCCCAAAACTCATTTCTGTCAATTCTTTCAGGTGTGTTATTCGATTCGTCACAGACTACCTTGAAGTCAATCAACCCCCTTCTCGCCTTTACGTCGGAGAGGAAAGGTGTCACAAGAGAAACAAATCTAGATCTTGTGAACGAATCGTTGAACTCAAACAAGGAATACTTAGATGCTGTTGCAATCGCCTTCTCCAAGACGATGAACAATCTGCGAACATTGATTCTATCGAATGCACTTGGTTTTTGCAATCCTGTTCTGTCACCCAAAAGAAGGATTCCAGTGTCTTTTTGGAAGATAACAGGATTGATTCCCTTGGGATACAATCTATCTCTATAGATTTTCGAGGGATTGAACGCAAGAGCTTCTGCGTTTCTCATGATTCCTCTGTTGTATCCAGCTGGAGACCACCATGCGTCATTGGTAAACTCTGTTCTCGCAACCAAACCTGCGGTATCTCCATTGAGTGGAACCCAACGATATACCAAGTTGTACGGGTCGAATTGTTTCTTGTAACCAGAATCTATGAACACATAGGAACTCGATCCTACATTATTCTTGAATGCGATGCAACGGTCTGCCTTTGCACTTTCAGTTGCGTTTGCAGCTACTGAAGCACCAACTTTACCGATATCACAAGAGAGGAATGCAACGCAGTCTTTTCTAGTTTCCGCAATCTGAACGAGATTTTGAACATCTTCAGCACTGTTGATTCCACCACCGAGAAGAAGATTTACATCTTCCTTTTCTGCATCAGCAAGAACTTCATAACCCTGTTCATCAATATCAAAAAGTGATCCACTTTGTTCTCCTGTTCCACCAGAAAGTTCAATCGTGACATGTGCAGTTGAACCGTAACTAAAGACATAATCGGTTTCTGCATCACTGATTCCTGAAACACCCAATCCAGGACCACCGAAAATAGCAGCTGGATAAAAAGCTGTATCGTTCAAATCGTAGTTGTCAACAGCTCCACCACACTTGATGTATTCTGAAGTGGTGTTTATTACGTTCTTGAAATAATTTGAGGTTCCGTCATTTTTTCTAGCCTTGGGGTGAAGGGATACGTTCTCAAATTTTTCGAGAATTGTATTCTTGACACCAGAGAAAAGTCCATCTTGATCCAAAACTGCGATATGTACCATATCGTAAGTGGTTGCTCCTGCAATACTTATCAGATTATCAGATGAAGATGGTGTTCTACCAAAAGCAGACCATATGTCTGAGTATGTGCTTGTTCCTATTGTCCCCTGTGTCCAATTTGAACCCGAAGAAACACCATTGGAACCTATCGAAACAGCAAGACTGTTACCCTTTGTCCCTGCATATCTTGAATAAAACCCACCACCGTATGTGGTTATGTCAACATTGTCATTTGGTGCATAAGACTCTGAATCCCCTGCGGTCTTTCCTGCGCTGTTTGCGTTTGCAACAGAACCAGTTGAACCCATTGTTCGGACAACCTTGACACCTTTGGAATACCCCAAAAAGTTTAAAGTAGTGAAATATTCTTCATAATTCCACTCTTTGACATCACCAAAAATGTTTCTGAATGTCTTGGGGGTATCGATCAAAACTGGGGTATTTGATGGTCCCCACTCAAAGTATCCAGCTATTCCTGCAATAGAAGTTGCTACAGCTGGAACTATGGTTGTTAGATCAATCTCACTTACATTTACACCCGGACTGACTTGAAATGCCATATTTCTATCTCCTTAGATCATCATGGAGCTTATAATTTACTATGAAGTATTTATTCTTTATGTTTTTTTGCGTTTTCAAGACCAAAAGAAACTGGAATCATCTTCCATATTCACATCTTCCGGTGGCAATTCCCTACTTTTGGTCGAAGAACCCTCTCGGGACAACAGGGAAGCGTCCTTCTGCCTATCTGCTTCAAAGTCCAAAATACCATCCTCTATGAACCCAAATGGAGATAAAGACGCTTCTAGGTCTTGTAACCTCTTTTCATAGAGTTTTCTACGAGTATCAATGTCTATGATTTCCCTAAAGTAAGTCTGTGTGGTCAACCAAGAGAAAAGAATCAGAGTGTCAACCAAATCGTCGTGGTATCCTTCCGACGCCTCATAGGAAATTCCCTTGGAAATGAAGGTGCTGAACTCGGAAATCACATCCAAGTCTGAAACAACCAACTTGTCTTGCTCTATCATTTCCTTGAGGATGGAACACCCCAACTTCTTGATCTGATAACTGGTCCGAACACCAAATTGGACCTTTCCACTCTCACCAAAACCACCGTCCACTTTTTGTCCCTTCTTTCCACGATTGGAAACCAAAAGGACGTTCTCATATTCCAACTCCTGATAGAGAATATCCGCGACCTCGGAACCAACGTCATTGATTTCTAAAAGAACATGTGCGTCATTGTAATACTTTCCCATTTTTTCTATGACCGTGGGGTACATAAGAACGGGGAGAGTATTGTTCCTGTACTTTGCGACCACTTTATAGGGCATACTTGTCACATCAACGACGGTGAATGCGTGATAATCGGCACCCTGTGCTCTACATGTGTCAACGCACATGATGTAGACTTTATCCTTCTTTGGTTCTTCAAAGATGTCCAACCCATCAATCGCAGAACGAACTGGTTCCTCAAAAGGCATGGATGCTAGTTTTGCGGAGGATATCAGAGTGTCTTCAGAACCAAGGAACTGACACTCGAACTCCTGCATCCACTGCCTTTCGGAAGTGTTGCGAATAGTTTCTTCCTTGAACTTTTGGTCTCTTCCTGGAATCTCGTTCCAAAGAACTTCTATGGGAACGTAGGAATTTTTCTCACTTTCGGCATTCTTCCACAACTTGTAGAACATGTTCATTCCCTTGGGTGTACTGACGATGACCACCTTGGTCGTCTCACCCGAAGAAATGGTGGGATAAACAGAGTTGAAGAAGTCCTCAGCTATGTTGTTGGGAACGAATGCAAATTCGTCAAGTAGAATCATACTGTATGTATCACCACGAACCGCAGACGAAGATGTGGATGAAGCAATAACTTTTGATCCGTTTTCAAGTTGAATGGACAACTTGTTCCATTCCACAATTCCCTGTTGCAACCATTTGGGAAGGTTTTCATATGATTTCTTCAATCTTTGAAGAAGTTCCCTAGCGGTTGTCAATTTGTTTGCGAGAATCGCCACCTTCTTGTCCTGATTGAACAGGATGTGGTGAAGAAGGTATGAAATCATGGTGGTTGATTTACCACTCTGACGAGGAA